AGATGTGGATTCGATTGGTTCACCTACTTTGGGTGTTACTCAAGTATTAGATGTTCGCTCTGGTAGCAGAGTTCTACAAGCAACCGATTTCTTTCAAGACATCAAAGGCTCAATTAAAGAAATAAGTGTATCTGGAACAGCAACAACTGTTGGACTTGATCTATTACTTTCAAACCTAACTGGGGATGCGTCAGTTCCCTATGCGATGGCAAGTAATATATCAACCAGTACATTAACATCTGCAACAACTAACCAAACTGGACAACAGTTATTAAGTATTGTCTACAAATCACCAGCATCAAATAAAGATTTAGCGTTCAAGGATTGCTTTTGTACTAATCTTACATTGAATGGTGATGCGAATACAGAAGGTGGTAGAGTCAAATTCTCTGCAACTTTTAAAACAGGATCACTTGTTGCAGATTTAACCAATTCATCAATAACAACCGATACAGCAATAGCACAGAATAATTACTTTATGAGTGGTTGGGCAACTGGTACTCATAGATCAATAGCTGGAATTGCTGAATCTGTATTATCATCATTTAGCTTGGAACTTATCAATGATGTTGAATTTGTTGGATTAACATCAACAGGATTTGAACAAGCAACAAGAGCCGGTGAGGCTAG